TGTTATCTGTCCTAGTATGTCCTATTTTGGTAGGACTTGGAAAAAATTTTTTCAACCAAACCGTTCGGTTAGGCTGTTTGAACAGGTTATATAGATAGTAGAGGCTGTTTTATTTTCTGCTAGCAAATCCCTTATGGATTTGCGTTACAGACCGTATAAACTATCTGTTACAGCCTAGCTGTTCTAACCGTATAATACTATTGTAGATGGGACAGCTCTGTGACTTTTCAGAAGAAGAATAATAACCCTAATGTGAGGGCTAGCGCAGAGGCAAAACTAAAAGTTTTAGCCTTAGTAGCAGAGGGGCACTCTGTTCCCAATGCGATGAGGCAAGTGGGGATGAAGCCCGACACCGTTAGAATATGGCTGGTGCGGGATAAGGACTTTGCCGCGAAACTGGAGCAAGCCCAGCAGGATGCCAAGTCGAACTCCATCAAGTCGCTGGGTATCGCAAAGGACGAGATTCAGTTTGCCCAGTTCTCTGAGATATTCTTAGGCAGCAAGATTTTCCCCCACCACCAAGATTGGATAGATTTGTTGGAGGGGCGCGAACCGAGCTGGCTCCATCCGTCGATGGTCTACGAGCCAGCCCAGTCCAACCGCTTTCTTATCAATGTGCCACCTGAGCACGCTAAGTCCACCGTTATCACGGTCAACTATTCGACTTATCGCATTGCTCTCAATCCGAACATACGAATCATCATCGTATCGAAGACCCTGTACAAAGCACGCGAGTTCGTGTATTCTATCAAGCAGCGTCTATCCCACCCACAGTATATGAAGCTCCAGACCACATATGGTCCTGAGGGCGGGTGGAAGCAGGACGCAGATACCTGGCGGGTCGATACTGTCTATCTTGGGAGCGATGCGAGGAATTCCTCTGAGAAGGACCCAACCATCCAAGCGCTCGGTATGGGTGGGCAGATTTACGGTGCCCGCGCCGATTTGATTATTTTGGATGACTGCATCACTACTGCCAACGCCCACGAGTACGAGAAGCAAATCAACTGGCTGCAGAAGGAAGTTATCACCCGTCTGGGTAAGAACGGCAAGTTGCTCATAGTAGGGACACGCATTGCACCAACTGATTTTTATAAAGAGCTTCGTGACCCTAAGTATTGGTCGTCTGGCAAAAGTCCTTTTACCTATCTTGGTATGCCCGCTGTACTTAGCTATGGCAGCAGTCCAAGCAAGTGGGAAACTCTTTGGGCTAAGTCTGACCAGCCCTGGGATGGCGACGATATCGAACCTGATGCGGATGGGTTATACCCAAAGTGGGACGGACCAACCCTATATACCCGTCGTGGAGAAGTAACGCCGTATACCTGGGCGCTGGTCTACCAACAAGAGGATGTCGTCGAAGACTCCATCTTCCCACCTGACCTAGTACAAGGTTGCATCAATGGAATGCGCAAGCGTGGTCCGCTGCGACCTGGCTCTGCAGGGCACCCAACCCAAGTTGAGGGTTACACCGTAGTGGGATTTGACCCAGCTATGGGTGCGGGGCGTGCTGCATTTGTGGCAATGACCTACAACCGCCACGATGGAAAGATTTACGTGCTGGACTGTCTTGATATGGCAGAGCCGACACCACAGAAGATTAGGCAAGCGATTGAGGAGTTTGTCCAAAGGTACAAACCGCAAGAGCTTCGCGTCGAAATCAACGCCCACCAGAAAGCATACGCACTTGACTCTGACCTCCAACAGTGGCTCTCCGCTTATGGATGTCGTCTCAATGCTCACTTCACTGGCAAGAATAAATGGGACACCAACTTCGGCGTCGCGGGAATGTCTACGCTCTTTGGAACAACCCTCAATGGCAAGCACCAGAAGAACAACCTCATTGAGTTACCAAGCACTGAAGGTTCTGAAGGACTCAAAGCTTTAGTCCAGCAGCTACTTACGTGGCGTCCCGATACTAGGGGCAAGACCGACTGTGTGATGGCACTCTGGTTTGGCGTGCTTCGCTGCCGAGAGTTTATGCAGCAAAACTCCTATGTTCAAAAGTATGCCCATAACCGTTGGGCTACCAGAGCACAGGCTTCTAAGCGTTATACGGTAAACCTTGATGAGATGGTTTCCGAACAGTGGCAACAAATCTATGGATAGGAAATAGATGTTATCTATCGAGCAAATCTCTGCGAGAGTAGAGAACCTACGCGAGCGAGCACAGGACCGCGATTCTCGCCAACAAGATGTCCTTGCCGTCCGCCGAGGTCAGATTTCATCTGTCTATCCTGACTTCTTCCCAGAGGGTATAGATGCAAATGTCGTTGCAAATTTTATTGATATTGTTGCGCGAGACCTATCTGAGGTTATGGCGCCCCTACCCGCTGTCAACTGTTCTGCAGCGAACCAATCGAGTGACCGTTCTCGCAAGTTTGCTGATGCACGCACTCGCATTGCTAATAACTATTTTTCTCATTCTGACCTTCAGGTCCAGATGTACACAGGCGCAGATATGTACATCACCTTTGGTTTCGTCCCGTTCATAATCGAACTCGACGATGAAGCAGGGCTACCGCGTATCCGCATAGAAAACCCAGTGGGAGCTTACCCAGAGTTTGACCGCTATGGACGCTGTATTGCCTTTGCTAAGCGCTACTATATGGCAGTCGGTGAACTAGCTTCTCAGTTCCCCGAGTACTCTCATATCCTTCTTGGCAAGGAAATGTACAAGTCGGATATGAACTCGCAGATTGAGATTGTGCGCTATTACGATAGCGAGCAGTCACTTCTGTATGTACCAGAACGCAATAACCTTGTCTTGTCTCAGGCTAGAAACCCAATCGGCAAGATGATGGTTGTGGTAGCGCGTCGCCCATCTATTGATGGCGAGATGCGTGGACAGTTTGATGATGTACTCGGCATTCAGTTGCTTCGCAATAGGTTCGCATTACTTGCGATGGAAGCAGCGGAAAAGTCCGTGCAGTCTCCGATTGTTCTCCCTGCCGATGTCAACGAACTCGAAATGGGTGGCGATGCTGTTATTCGCACAGCCAATCCAGCTGGAGTTCGCCGCGTAGACCTGAACATTCCACCTGGCGCATTTACCGAGCAGCAGATTTTGCTACAAGAATTGCGCACCGGAACTCGTTACCCAGAAGGTAGAACTGGCAACATTGATGCCAGCATCATCACGGGTCAAGGCGTCCAAGCCCTTATGGGTGGATTCGATACTCAGGTCAAGTCAGCGCAAGCTATCTTTGCTTCTACGCTCCGCGACGTTATCTCTGTCTGCTTTGAGGTGGACGAGAAGTTCTTTGACTACGAGAAGACTATTCGTGGCGTAGATGCTGGTTCTCCATACCAGATTACCTACAAGCCAAGCAAGGACATCAAGAAGGATTACTCCTCAGATGTTCGTTATGGAATGTTGGCTGGACTCAACCCAGCACAAGGTTTGATTTTTATGTTGCAGGCTCTTAGCGGTGGTTTGATTTCTACTGACCTAGCTATGCGTGAGTTGCCATTTGGTATCAACGTTACCCAAGAGCAAGAGAAGATTGAAGTCGAGAATATGCGCAAGTCGCTCGTTCAATCTCTTCAGGCATACACCCAAGCCATTCCGCAGATGGCTATGTCTGGTGCCGACCCAACCGGTGTTATCAAAAAGATTGCAGATGTCATCAAAGCACGTCAACGAGGAGTAACTATTGAAGATGCCGTTGAGGATGTCTTCGCTCCAGAATTACCTCCTGCTGGTGCACCAGAGGTTGAGCAACCGTCCCCTGCTCCCACCGCGCCAGTAGGAGGCGCTTCTCCTATGGCACCCACCGCAGGTGGTGGATTACAAAGTATTCTTTCAGCATTGACCGCAGGTGGTCAAGCGTCAGGTAGTGCAAGAACCGTATCGCGTAGATAGGAGAAGATATGCCACCAAGAAAGAAAAAGGCTGCTCCTAGAAAAAAAATCAAAACCGTCAAGCGTGTGCGTACCGTAAAAAATCCGTACCACACCAAACTTGAGGTTTACGCAATTTGGCTCAACGAGTACTACAGCTCGCTCAAAGCTGCTGGTTTTCCAGAAGACATTTGCCTAAGTCTGATTATGGATAAAGAGTCCTACCCAGCTTGGGTAAATTTTGAAATTCCTAAAGACATTGACGCTAAGAAGTTTATCGACGAAGAGGATGAGGATTGATGGCTGACCGACGTGGTGGATATAGACCAACTGCTCCTCAGAATAATCCTGCCAATGTGAATCCTCTTGGCGGAGATGGTCAGAGCGGGCGTGCTACGCAACCAGCTCGATACATTTCTGGACTTCCATATGGCGAGGGACAAGCAACTATGGAGCAACAAACTGGTGCACCGATGGCTGGACGTGCCGAGGTAGGACCTATGGAGATGCCAGTACCACTAATGGCACCATCTGCTCGCCCTGACGAGCCTATTACAGCTGGTGTTGATTTTGGTCCTGGACCAGGTTCTGAAGCCGTGATGACACCAAACCGCACGCCGAGTTTGATGGAGACTATCCGAAGCCTTATTCAGTATGACCCAACCGGAGATACGGAGCTTATTTACCGAAGACTTGTTGATGAAGGATACTGATGACTCAGGAAATCAACTACATCGTAGCCAAGACAAGCCCAGGACTTTACGCAGCAGCAAAGCAAGCTGGACTCAATACACAGCAAAGAAATCAAATTGAGCAGTTTTCCTGGACGGTAGACAAGAATAAGCAGCTAAGCTGGATGCAGATATTCAGGAGATGCTAAAGTTCCTATACCCCAATGCGGAGTACGCACAAGCTGCACCTACAACAAAAGACTACGCCTTTGGCGCACTCAAAACAGCTAGAGACATTGTTGCTAGTCCAATTGTCGGTCTTTTCAAAGTAGCCGGTGTATGGAATCGCCTTATCAACACTCCATATCTAATGGCACGGCAAGCAGCGCAGGGTGAGGGTTTTTTCAATAAGCAGACATTTACTGATGCTTGGGACGGGCGTAGGGTCTATGACAATGGTGCCCTTACAGAAGCAACAAAGGTTTTTGGCAAAGAAAAGGTTGAAGTTGCAAAGGGTCTTCTTGCGGGTCTTACCCCTGGCGAGATTATTTCTTCTTATGGTTCTATTGACCAGAAGATTCTTGACGCTATCTCCGAAGCGTTTAGCGAAGAAGCTAACTTCAAACAAGTACTTGATGGTGTAAAATACGCACAAGTTTCTCCAGGACGCGACCTTGCTAGGTCGCTAACTAAAACTAATAACCGTGCCGTTTCTTCACCACACCTTGATTATATTAGTGGTAGAACAAAGAACATTTCTGGTTGGGTGGATTTTGCCTATCAGCTAATGGTTGACCCACTAAGTTATGTAACTGCTGGTCTTAGTAAAGTGCCGAT